CCCGAGAAGGTCGTCTCTATCATTTCAACGGAGGACAGGCATACATTAGGTATTTCTCTACTGACAGCAATGTCCTTCTAATTATTGACATGACAAAAGAAACGCCCGAGTTCACTTATCACCGTGACGAGTTTGCCACCAACTATTTCAACAACAACCACCCACAACCTACGGACAGAGAGTCGCTTGTTCCGTTCTACAAAAAAGTAGACGAACGCAAATTGTCACTCGTGCGTAACGAAGGCTAAGGTAAAGACATGGAAACAGCAAAAGCATTTATTATCGTCACTTGGTTCTTGGTCAAGTGCGCAGGCGTGGGAATATTCACGGTCGGCGCATACACCACGGTTCAATGGCTTAGAAAAAATATCGCCTTCTTCACTTACGAAGAAGAAGATACCAATTCACCTGAATGGGTGAGCAAACACTACGGATAACAATTCGTAGAACAGCGACAGCGAGAAAGTTCTTGCTCCCAGTTAGTCGCTGTACTGGTAGAGCAGAAAAAGAAAGAGTCATCTTCGGGTGGCTTTTTCTTTTGCCCCATGCGGGGCTACAACTGGTGTCAATGTTTTACGTGAAACATTTGTTAGTCGTGCGTAACGGCTAGTAAGGTTTGGGTATGACATCAACAGCAACATTCCCACACAAATCACACAACCCACTCCCTTCGGGGATTGGAACATTCAGCGTTCTAGAAAACGGCTCAATGATTATCTACCCATCAAACTCGTCAGCCATTGAGAGCGTTCACTGGATTTCCCAAACTGGTTCACTCGCTGTCAGGTACGCCAACAACAGCACCCACTACTACTACCAAGATGTCCCAGCCACCGTGGTGTTCCACCTACTGGTCGCTGACAGTTTCGGGAAGTTCATCAACACCCACATCAAGCCGAACTACAAGGTTCTCTCCTAAGACCCCCCACAGAGACCCCACCAACCCTCGGACACGACAGGTTGGTGGGGCTTTGGGCTGTCCAGCCCCACCCCTTCGGGAGCCCCGGCTCCCGAAGGGGTGTTGAGTTCGTAACTTGTTAGTCGGTCGTAACGCGTGATAAGTTATTTATATGAACAGCGAAACAAACACCGACCACCTCCCTCATTTCTGTGGAGATAACTGTATGTTGGAAGCCGAGTCTGTCGGTTTCTTTACTGGTGATGATTGGGTAAATACCGAGCAAGAGTTCACCCACGAAAACCCACATTGCGATTGGTGTGGCGAGTCAGATGATGACAATGAGCCATACGAAGATGATGCGTGGGCAGACCACCAAACCCTTGTCGGTATCGGTCACGGTGATGATGAGGATTACTAACCTCTGATAGGGGAGGGGAAACCTTCCCCTCTTTCTTTGCCTGAGCCCCGTCTCCGGTATTAGCTAGTATCAATAAGCAACTGTACGAACGTACGTACGGGGCTACAAACCAACTTGTTACTCGGCCGTAACCCCAGGTAAGATGTGGGTATGGAAAAAACAGCGACCATCCCATACGCCCTTCTATTGGAGGCCTACCAGGCAGCCACATACAGGGCGTACGAAGACCCCCAGACTTTTTACACTGGGGAACGACCACACTCAGAGAAACTGGTTGCCCAGTTGGAAGAGTTCATTGACCAAGACGACAAGTACAACCAGGAGTAATTACCGGGGTCACTGGCAGCAATGCTGGTGGCCCTACTTACTCGGGAGCCCCGACTCCCGAGTAAGTAGGTTTTCCCCAACTTGTTAGTCGTGCGTAACTGGTGATAAGTTGAATGTATGAACACAGCGACATTTGAAACAACACTCAATAACCAACTTCCTTCGGGCAATGGGGTATTCCACATCACCAAGTATGCGATTACCTTCTTACCGAAAGAATCATCAGCCATCACCGAGGCTATGTACTTCCCCGAAGACAACACGCTCTCCATCACCTACAAGGGTGGGGCAAGTTACTTCTACAAAGAAGTTCCTGCCTTCGTGGTGTTCAACCTGATGGTTGCCGAAAGTTTCGGCAAGTTCGTGAATGAACACATCAAGCCAAATTACAGATTCCTCAAAAACATCTACCTATAAGACCCCCAACGGATTACCCCACTCGCCCTCGGACACGACAGGCGAGTGGGGTTTTTCGTCCCTGAGCCCCGGGTCGTACTTGAGACACAATGTTTCACGTGAAACATTGTTTGTGTAAGTTGTTACTCGCCCGTAACAGACGGTAGGGTGTGTGTATGAAAACAAACAGCGAGCAGAATGTTTCACGTGAAACATTTGAGCGAATCAGTGAAGCGGCCGAAGAATTGCGTAACGCACTCAAAGCCTTGAACCCAGAGACAGGGCAACTACCCTCCTACTCAAACCCATACCCACGAGGTTGGGAATCATCGTGGGACGTGGCTCGACCATGGGACGACACGACAATTAGCAATGCCATCCACTACGCATCTTCTCTCGTTCTCGACTACGGATGGGAACAAGAGATAGAAGAAAAGCAAGCAAAACTTGACGAGTTCAACAAGGAAGAGGAGTGATGGAATACATCGACGAACCAAAAGTCATCAAGCGAGCCAAGACCGAGAAGCCAAAGCAGAAAACCAAGTACAAGGTCAGGGCGTGGGTCGAGGACTTGATGGAGACCCCAAACAAATGGGCCGTCTATGCCCATCAGCCTCTCACCCGACAGGGCATGATGAACGCCTACAGTTACATGGACGGATACAAGAGACGCTACTCCCACATTGAGTGGGCAATCTCGAAAGAAGAGAACTCCTATGCAATCTGCGGCCGATACACACCGACCGAGGAATCACAATGAAGAAGAGGAACGGGGCTTCCCCTTTTCGGAAATTGTTAGTCATGCGTAAGAAGAAGTATTATGGGATTATGAAATCAGCAGAACTCCTCGCCCATGACCAACTCCAATTCTCACTTGACAACGACCCAGACTGCTTTGACAAAGCAAAAGCAGAACTCTATGGGATTACAGAACAAGAGCAATTCGTAAGGCTCGCTTGGGCACTTGATGTGTACGACCTGCTTGAGTCCTCATACAACTTTGAGAACTTTGTGGGCATCTCGGTTTACACGACAGGTTGGGCTTCTCCACTCAATGAAGACGGTGAGGTGGATTGCGCACCGTCTGAACACCCAGAGCGTAAGCGTGTCTCGGTCATCACGACCATTACTGCCGAGGGTCGTGGCTCTGCTCTCGCCTTCGCAGACGAGGAAGAAATCATGACCGACCCCGGCACTGCTTCTGGACAACTCGCAGACGCTATCGCAGACTGCTGGATTAGGTCTAAGGCATGAAACGCAACGCCTTGGAGCTTCTCATACTCTCCCTTATTACCATCAGCGCAGTCACTGTCTTTTGGTATCTCCTAGACCTGCTGTTCAGAATTATCTGACCTGAGCCCCGATGGGGTGACAGGGGACGGGGCTACCCCTGTCCACTTGGTTGCGCTCGCAACTACTTCCCTCGCAATAGTTGCGCGCTCAACTACTTATCTAATGGTGGGGGGCAGAGGGCTATTGAGGGGGTTGCTTTTTATTTGACGGTGGTGGATGAGTTGAACTTGTTACCAGCCCGTAACGGTGGCTAAGTTGGTGGCATGACGAAAGCACTTTTCATTCCAGCGACAGGCGAACCACGCACCATTACTCTCCCAAAGGAGAACGCTCACACGGTCATTCATGACCTAATCGGTGGGTGGTTTGATTGTGTCTCATTGGCACAGGGAGCAGTCGCCATGTATGTCCATGACGAAGGCTTGCTTATTGGGCTTGAACCCAATGTCACGGCTACCGTTCTCTACGGCAACCCCATCGCAGGAGATGTGTTGCTTGTCGGCACACTCAACGACAAGGGCGAGCGTGACGGATACGACTACGACCTACCTGACTTGTTCTTCTCTGCCGACTTATTCGCACGAGTAATGATTGTGAATAACGAAGAAGCGAACCGAGAAATGCTTGCCGAGGAGATTAGCAAAATGGACTTCACTCCAAAGGTCATGTCATTGACTGACGATGAGTTCAACGCATGGATTGGGAGCAAATAATGTTTGAGGACATTCAGCCCCTTGCCCAACTTGAACGAGACTTCACCAAGTTAGAACTGTCCGTAATCATTGAAGCGTTGATACTGTTCCGTAGCAGTGGAGTACGACCCGACTTTGATTCCATTGACCCTGACACGGTGACTCTTGAAACGCTTGACGAAATTGACATTCCAGTCAAGACAATGACCGAGGAAGATGAAGAAGCAATAAACGAAATGACAATGCTGTTCATGGCAGGGTTTGCTCAGATTATTAGCATTGAACACGAACTTCTTGAAGAAGCGTACGACAAAGGAGCGAACGCTCTTGTGTCGGAAATCTCAGACTTCTTGAAGGAGCAGTAATGAAACACTATGTAGATGACATTGTCGGAAAGACCATCGCAAAGGTCACGAGCCTCACTGCCGATGAAATCAAAGAGTTCATGTGGTATTGCGACCCAGTAGAAACGACAGTGATTGAGTTCACCGATGGTTCTACTATTGTTGTAATGGCAGGCCCCGAAGGCAATGGCCCGGGTTTTCTCGACTATGTATGTATGTAGAAAAAGAGAGTCGGGGCTCAGCTCCCGATTTGTTAGTCGTGCGTAACGCACAGTAAGGTGGAGACATGAACAAGATACAAGTATCAGCACGCAAGGGTGGACTAGGAACAACTACGGTTGCCTGCTCTATCGCACTTACCTATTCACGCCTTCACCCAACACTCAAAATTGGGTTAGTCGATAAGTCACGATTCAACGACTGCCTATCGGTCATGGGGCTCAACCCTCAATCACCGAGCCTTCATGGCGTTACCATTATCAACAAAGAGACAGACGGCTACGATGTTCTCATCGTAGATGCTGGAGTTACTGACGAACTAGACCCTGACGCAATCATTGTCAATGTCGTTCGCAACGAATACCTGTCAATGAGAGCAGAGACGCTGGTGAACCTCAGCAATGATTACACGGTGGCCCTAATCAACACAGAGAACGCTCTCAATGCGAAAGATGTTTCCCATGTTGTGAGGTCAGAGGTTTCAGTATTCCCACTCACGGCACAGATGAGCAGAGCCATTGACGCTGGAATGTTCACTTCACGATTTGAGCAACTAGGTAACGAATGGGCAGACAAATTGGTCGAGAGCCTTGCGTTCAGGAATGGTCACAACTTGTCAGTCGTGCGTAACGGAAACTAAGGTAGAGACATGGAAACAGACACAAACACACTCAACGAATACAACGAACTCCGTATTGGCGACATAGTTGGCGATACAGGGCGAATGGTAATCGCCTACACAAAGCGTCATGACCGTGTTGTCGGTGACTGCTACGCCACTTGGGTAGCGATTTGCGTAGACGAAACAGCGTTCCACCCTTACGCTGTTTGGACTGTCGTGGCTCGCCCTAATGGGTGGCTCGCCGAGTCGGGCGATTACTGCTCAACACTTGAGAAAGCATTAGTCGCCTACAAAGAACGTGGGGGCGAGTAGAGAGAAAGGGCTCTAGCTCTTTTTCTCCCACTGAGCCCCGGCACTCTTCCTGCCTGCACCGGATAGCGGGGCCCCACACGACAATGGGGCAGACTTGTTAGTCGTGCGTAACGCAAACTAAGTTGGTTCTTGTAACAACGACCCCACGAAAGGGAAACCAATGACAACACTCACCGAAATAGCAACCGAGGCTGAACTCTTTGTTCACGACTTCTTGGGTGCGTTCACCAATGAACAAGACAGCCTGTGGATGAGCGAGGCTCACCTGCTTGTTGTTCGTACCGAGAATGACGGAGTGACAGTTGAGCCTGTATCCTCTCACCCTGATGTTTACGAACTGATTGACGAAACGATTGCCGAGACACCGTTCTCTGTTCGTTCCTCTGACATTCTTGCCGTAGTCACTTCGGGTTGGGCTGCGCCCCTCAATGATGACGGTTCTATTGACGGTGCGCCTTCACAACACGCCCAGCGTCGCCGTGTGCGCCTCTGTGCCTTCGTTCGCCGTAGTGACCTTACTATGGCAAGCATTATCCGTTTCGGTGATACTGACGAAGTGAACATTGACGCAGGTAGCGCAACTGGCTCACTTGCCGAGGCAATGCTCTCGCTTGGTGACGCAGGAAAGTGATAAATAATCACTACCGTTTCTACAAGTCGGTATGGTTGGGGAGGGTTGTCGCCCTCCCCACTACCGACCTGTACAAGGCAGTCACCGGAATGTTCTACGAGACTGATGACCTTGACCTATCCAATGCCATTACCGACCTTGCTTATGCTGAACTAACCAAGCGTGGCGAAATGAGACCTCGGGGCTCAGCCACGCTTGCGAGACTTGTTAGTCGTCCGTAATAGAAACTAAGGTAATCCCATGGAAACAAACACACCTATCGCCACTGGCGAACTTACCAATTCATGCACCTGCCTCACCTATGAGGAAGACGGCGAAACAATGTCAATTGACACCGAGTACGGTTCTACCTGCTACGGAGACTGTTGGGACTTCGCTGTTGAAGACTTTGCAATGATTACCGAGGAACTTCGTAACTCTAACGAAACTGACTGGTGGAAGGTTGAAGACTTACGCCTATGGAGTGACAATGTCTCAGGGTACTTCCACGCCAATACAGTCGCTGACCTGATTGAAGGCATGACAGTCCGTAGCGACTGGCGTATGACTTACAAGGTATTTGGTGACCGTATTGAGTATTCTCTCAGTCACCACGATGCGATGGGTAGCGCAAGCACCCTGCGCACCGTCTCAGACGATGAGCGTGAAGACTTGGGGCTCTACTAATGAGCATGGCACTGTACGAACGGAATTGGGCTGAGCAAGCAAACTGTAAAGACATGGATAAGGCTCTCTTCTTTCCTGCCTCAGTAAGGGAACTGAAACAAGCCAAGCAAGTTTGCTCAACCTGCCCTGTCTCTGCCGACTGCCTGCAGTATGCAACCGACAACACACTTGAGTACGGAGTGTGGGGAGGACTAGGGGAGAGTGACCGTCTCAGGTTGGCGAGAGACGCCAGGCGTGCAGGGCTCTAACTACCCCCTGGAGCCCCGGCCCGACTCTGAGCCGGGAAAGTGGCGAGACGAAACGGATAAATCTATCCACGTGCGCGTGACAGCCGGCCACGGAGCTTCCCTTTATATGACGGTGGTGGATGACAACTTGTTAGCCGTCCGTAACGACTAGTAAGGTGGCAGACATGGGATTAGACCAATACTTATACGCAAAAAACTACCTTTCTCCTATGGAATGGAGAGGGCAGGAAATGACCGACACTTTCAACGCTGTTGCTGACGCAATTGGCGTGAGGGACTTCATGGACAAGGACTTACCTTCCATCCAATGCCAAGTCAAAATTGGCTACTGGCGAAAGGCGAACGCCATTCATGACTGGTTCGTACAGAACTGTCAAGACGGTAACGACGACTGCCGTGAGGCTTATGTACCTATCGAGAAACTGGAAGAACTTCGCACAGTTTGTAAAATGGTTCTAGGTAACCACGCCCTCGCTAGCGAACACCTTCCAACTACATCGGGCTTCTTCTTTGGTAGCACCGACTATGACGAGTGGTATTACAAAGACCTTGAATTGACCGTGGACATTATTGACAATGCTCTCTCTAAGGTCTCTGACGCTTGGACTTTCGCCTATCAGAGTTCGTGGTAATCATGGCTCTGAACTTGAAAGAAAGTACCTTTGACTGGTTCGTCTGTGATTGTGGAAATAATCCACACCTGGACGGTTTCGAGACGTGCTTGAAAGACGGAACAATTGTCTATCCGACGCCCGACGAATGGGATGGAATTCACTACATCTGTGAACGCTGTAATTCTGTTTACAACTCCGACACGATGGAAGAGGTGGCCGGGTAGCTCCCGGTGCGGGGCTCGCCCAAGCCCCTACGCAAACTTGTTACTCGTCCGTAACGCAAACTAAGGTGTTCTTATCCACCCCAACTACTAGAAAGAAATAGGGAAATGGCACAAAAACCAATCAGCGTAAAGGTCAGCACTAAGAAAGTGATTGACGCATTAGAAAAGGCTCTCGCAGAGCGTAAGAAAGAAGTTGCCGAAAACGAAAAGGCTCGGAAAGACCACGAAAAGGCTGTCAAGGACTTCCAAGACACTCTTGCCGAGATGTTTCGTTCAGGGAAAGGCAAAGTAACTAGCGTCAGCAAGTCTCACGCCTATCGCTACAACGAGGAAAACAACAAGTACGAAATCACCGTTGAGTTCCCTGCTTCTGTAAAAGCACCGAAAGAGCCTGAAATCAACTCTGCCGACTGGTCACTCAAATCAGACATTGAGGAACTGGAAAACGCTGTCGCAGTCCTGAAAATGACTGACGAGGAAACCATCAACACCAGCACCTACAAGGGTGTGGCTCGCTTCATCAAATAAGGTTGAGGGGGCGCAAGCCCCCAATACCCCCACCCCACCGAGGAGGTGAATAATGGGACAGTATGAAATGGCAAATGCCATAATCAAAGAACTTCTGTCGGGAGACATAGAAGAACTTGAGGAACTTACTGCAGACTTTCTTCTAGACATGATGGGAGTTTGTGGAGTTGAGTTAGCAGTTGGAGACAAAGCCTCTCACGCATTTATCAACCAAAAGGGTTAGTTCGTTTCCATCAACGAAAGAAAGGGTAGGAGAAATCCTGCCCTTTCCCTATGCCGAGCCCCGGTCCGGAGGCTGCATATTTCGAACTTGTTACCCGCCCGTAACGCAGAATAAGATTGTCCACATGAGCACAGATTATCAACTCCACTGGGACGCCTTAGCAAACTTTGGCGAATCCACACCAATAGAAATTCGCTTTCATGCGAATACCACCCAAAAACATTTCCAACTGCTAGCAACTGCTGGGACCAATGGTCAAATTTACTACACACTCCACTACAACCCTCGTAGCAACTACTCAATGGCACTTTCGTACATTGTTGGTCACGATAAAAGTGACGTTACATTGCCCATGAAGAACTACTCAGGATGGCAAAATGACGTGCTTTCTTGGGTTATCAGTATGAAGCATTACACAGTGGACCAAGTCTTCTAATGAAGGCAAAAGACATTGCCAGACACATGTCTGCCTTGGACCCCGACGAAGAGCTCGTCTGTGTGTGGTTCACAAAAGACGACTTTCCCCTAGGTATAAAGGACGATGGTGACTACGAGACACTTGCTCCGATGGAGTGGGATGATGTAGTCTCTACATTTGAGAACGAAAAGTGGGCCAACCCTCTCAATAGTTCGTGGGCAGATGTCCATCAAGACATTTATAAACTAGTAGGAGAAAAACTCGGTGCCTTGGTCTGAAGAGGAAACAAAGAAAGCGTTCATGAAAAACGCGGTCTCGTTCGTACTGTCTGAATATCCCCGGGATGTTGACATCATGGATATCCCAACACTGGTTGAGTATGTAGACAAACGCATCCTGGTATGGGAACCATTCGTCCGGCGTTCCGGGATTGAACTGGCCGACATAATTGACCAGTTATTTGAAATGAACTACTCGACTTACCTGCAGTCAACCGGGGGCGGGGCTCCCGAGTCCTCTGACCACACCGAGTGGTGACGACCACGCTGCGCGTTTATTCAGAAATCTAAGATTTCAAGAGACTCACCCCAGACAATTATTACCTGACGGTGGTGGATGAGAACTTGTTAGTCGTCCGTAACGAGAAGTAAGTTGGAGACATGAAGAAATTTACACTCCGAGTAACAGAATCCATCAACCACGACTACGAAATTGAAGCAGAGACCGAAGAAGAGGCTCTCTCTATCTACTACTCGTACGACAATGACCAACTCAAGTCACTTGACCTTGACGGTCAATCAGAATGGGACACGCACCCATGGGAAATCACGGAATCGGACTGACTTGTTAGTCGTCCGTAACGAGAAGTAAGTTGTTCTTATGACACAGCACTACATCCGAATCCTTACCGAAGTCTCCTACCCCGAAGGTCCGACCTACGCCAAGTGGGATTACTTCTCTATCTCTGATGAGAAGTTGCCTGTGGAGTTCCGAGAGTTGCCCGACCCCGAGAAGTTCTACGACTTCCTGAATAACAACGGTTTCTGGGATAAGGGCTGGCAGGAAATCACCCCAGAGATTGACGCTTGGATTGACTTCCACCCCGACCAATGTGGGTTGCAAGACGAAATCGCCATAGAAGTCACTTATGTCTGAACTTGTTAGTCGTCCGTAACGCCGACTAATCTAAACATTGTCCCCCCTACTAAAAAGGAACAAAAAATGCCAAATTGGGTATCAACAACACTGAGCGTAAAAGGCTCGCCAACAGAAGTACAGCGATTCATTGACGGAATCAAGGATTCCAAGATTCTTGAGTCGTATGTCCCTTGCCCTACGGAACTGCACGAGACAGTCGCTGGCTCTGTCGGCACCGATAAAGCAGAAGAGCATCGCAAACAACAAGAGTCCAACATTGCCAAGTACGGTCACAAGGACTGGTACGACTGGGCATACGACACTTGGGGTACCAAGTGGGGCGATTGTGATACCAGCATCGGACACCCGATGCAACTCGCTAACGGCTCATGGGAAGTCGTTGTGCATTACCAAACTGCATGGGGTCCAGCCGATGCAGGCTTCCTAAAGGTCTCTACGCTCTTCCCTGAACTGCTCTTCACCTTTGACTATGACGAAGAGGCTGGCTTCTTTGCAGGCACCGAGGCGTACCTCAATGGCGACACAGTCTTTCAGTCCATGTATGAGCCATGCGCATACGAGGGCGAAGTAGATTACGACGACTACGAGTCCATTGACAAGTACGAAGCATGGAAAGAAGCGCAAGGCGATGCAATTTTTACCCAATACTGTGAATTCCTGAAAGAAGCGTCGTTGTTGTGATTATCAAACAAATCATCGAGATGCTAAGTCGCTATTCCCCCGATGAAGAACTGTGTATTCTGTGGTGGGATAAACCACAGTTCGAAAACTTGGATGGGCTGGAACTTACCGACGAAGGATGGGCTCAAATCTGTAAAGAGTTTGACGAGTGGGAAAATGCTGGTAACGATGTCAACCAGTGGATTATGGATTCTGCTCTAGAATATGCAGAACTAGTGAAAGAAGAGCCAGATGCTTGAAAAGAAAATCAAGAAAAAAGAACTTATGGAATTACTCGAAGAGAATTACTACACCTTGGCAACTACAGGAGCTGAGGCAATGGCAGTGATATTCGATGACTACTCCAGTGGAAGGTTCACAGAGAACCTTGCTGAGTGGGGAATATCTTCAGAGAGATTGCTCAAGATAATCAACGAGATGTTCGACGCCTGGTTGGAAGATGGAAAAATGGATATTCAGGCAATGGATTACCACAAGAAAAATGCCCGGGCAACAAAAATTCGCAGCAAGAGGTGACCGTCAATCTTTTTTCTCCTGAGCCCCGGTTCCCGGGTGGAGAGCGGGGCTCGAACCGGGGTAATCATCTAGACGGTGAAGAAAGTTCACTACGTGCAAAGCTGCCACCCCTCAGAAAAGTCAATTTCCTGAATTAATTTTTACCGATGTTTTTCAGATTTGTTAGTTTTTGGAATTTAACCCGACGGTGGTGGATGACCACCCCAGAAACTATGACACACCCCTGGGGATTCTGTAATATTCGAATAAACCCTGTTACTCGCCCGTAACGCCCGTTAGAATCCGAACAACACCTATTAGAAAGAAGTAACACATGACCACACCATTTATCACAGATGAGTTGATTAAAACTAATCACAAAGAGATGTGGGATAAAGCTTTGGCTGAACATGGCAATCCATTCAGCGTTCCACAAGAAACAAGTTCTCGCATCAATGAGACGCTTCGTGCTTTGTACACGCTTCAAGTGTGGCAACGCTCAGGCAGTGCCGGCAACCCGGCCAAGTTCCTATCGTCCTACTCCATTTACCCTGATGTTTTGATGGAAGTGGTGCGGGACTACTGCTCAATAGAAATTGATTCTATGGAAGAAGTCGTAGTAAAGGCAGAAAAGCGTTCTGATAAATACGATGCCTTCATTGACTGGTCTAAGGCTCACCTGTTTGAGCAATACACCACTGAACAATTGGTAGAAATCTCGGGATTCTCCTATCCCACTACCCTGAAGTTCATTCAGGACTCCCCGGTATTCCGGAAGATAAAGAAGGGTCTATGGGAAATCCGTGACCCCAAGGCCGATAGACAGGCTGAACAGTAGAACTTGTTACTCGCCCGTAACGACAACTAATCTTCTACCTGTCAGCCAGTGACCGTTTGGACAGCAAACAAGGCAACTTGTTACTCGTCCGTAACGGATACTAAGTTGATGAATGTCACCACTACTAGAAAAGGAACTAGACATGACAACAACACCCGATTCAACAACCACACTCCCTGAGTGCTGGCAGATGTTTGAGGACGCAATCACTAACGGCATTGACCGTGTAGTGCTTTACGGACCGTCAGGCATCGGCAAGACCTTTGCAGGTCTCACAATGGGCGACACCACTGGTGGAGCCTTCCGTCTCGTTTGCACCGAGGACATGACCAATATGGATGTGACTGGTGCATTCATGCCGAGCGCAGACAAGGGCTTCCAATGGATGAACGGCTCGGCTATCAAGGCTTGGGAAGGCAACGGCATCGTTGGTGGTCGTCTCATCGTGGATGAAGTTGACAAGGCATCGGGCGATGTGTTCGCAACACTGCTCGCAATGCTTGACTCACCGGAATCTGCAACTTGGGAACACCCTGAGACTGGTCGCATCGTTCGTCCTCGTGAAGGCTTTACTGCAATCATGACCACCAATGTTGAGAACATGGAAGAATTACCAACAGCGTTGGCTGACCGATTCCCTGTTCGCATTCGCATCAACACCCCACACCCAACTGCATTGCTCGCACTGTCTCATGACCTTCGCAACTTCGCAGTCCGTATGGCTGATGCTGGTGACCGTAGAATCTCGCTTCGTGCATTCGCATCGTTTGACAAGTTGCGCAAAGGTCTCGGTGACGCTCGTGCATCGCAGATTGTCTTTGGCTCACGCTCAGAATCAATCCTTGACGCAATCGCAATTGACAAGGTTTCCTGAGATGAACAAGCAAGCGACAATGTACGCCGAGCCTGAATGGCTTGGACGCAACGATGCCGATAACGGAAGGTGGGTTGTATCGGAGTGCAATCCACGCCGAGGCGAACCAATGACTGCAATCGCAGAACGCATCATGCGTGTGCCGGTGATGAACACTGAACTTGCTCGTGTGATTCGTGCGCACGAGATGATGCATGCGAAAGTATCACCACTTGGTGATTCGTTTCAGCAGTGGATTCAGCGTGGCATTGCAACCGAAAAAGCAATGACCGTTGTTGAAGAATTGCGTGTCAACTTTCTGATTCAACAACAAGGCTTTGATGCAAAGAATCACCTTGCTGACGGTGGCGAAACTGCTGACGGTGAGCGCATTGCAAACACCAACGATTGGCAGAGTGCCGTTCATACGGCAATCGCAACTGCTGGCACTGCGAGCAGTAAATTATTCCTGAATGGCATACGCCGACACAATCGCATGTGGGGTGAATCGCTTGCCGATATCTCCAAGCGAGCAGTGAAGGAAATGCAGAAGGCATACAAGTACGGAACGCTCGCTTCAACAAAGGTTGATGCGAACACTGGACTCTTCCCATACGGATTCTCCCACACTGAGCGCATCGCTGAATGGGTTGACCGTCTCGCATCAATCTCTCCCGAGGAACTACACGAGGAAGAAGAAGGCGAGTCTCAGGAAGGCGCAGAAGGCGAATCAGAGGAAGGCAAGGAAGGCGAGTCTGTCAAGATTGCTCACTCCAACAAAGGTCGTGGTCGCCCCAAGAAAGGCACTGGCAAGCGATTGACAACAATCACACCCGGTGAGATTACTAGTCGTATCCCAACTTGGGCTGAATTGAAAATCGGCAAACTTGCAATGCCACTGGCAACGAAAGGCAACATTGGAAAGAAGCGTACTGCTTCTAACATTGGTCGCTCTCCACGCCGTATGCATCGTCTCATCACTGACCCACAGATGCGAGTCTTTGACAAGGTGACACGAGGCAGTGGTGGCGTTGTTGTGATTGATGCATCAGGCTCAATGAACTTCACGCACGAGCAGATTCGCAAGATTGTTGAGAACGCCCCCGGTGCAACTGTCCTGTCTTATTCAGAGATGAACGGCAAAGACACTCCCAACGCTTATGTGCTGGCTGACAAGGGTCGCATGGTCAAAGACCTACCGACTCAGGGTTCAGGCAACGGCGTTGACTTCCCTGCACTTGAATGGGCAGTGAAGAATCGCCAACGCTCTAACTCTCCGATTATTTGGGTGACAGACGGTGGAGTGTGTGGAACCAACAGTGGATTCCACAACTCGCTTGCGATGCAGTGCATCAACTTCTGCAAGAAGCACAACATTGTTGTCGTGCCATTCGTTGAAGAGGCAATCTCTGAACTTCGCAAGATGAAGAACGGTGGAAAGCCTGAATCACAATATCCTGCAATGCTTCGCATCGCTTGGCAAGAATCAATCGGAACCGAACTTCCTCTCCGAGGATAAAGGATTCGTACCCGGTGGGGCTTCTTTCTCTCCACCGGGTACGGCCACTCGCATTGTGATGGGTCGCTCGGCCCTTATGGGTTCTAGTTCCTTCCCCCCAAGGTTGGCGACTCATCATGATGTCGATATCATTACTACTTACTTACTAGAAAAGAGAAACACATGGAAAAGCTTCATGCTTTTATCGGAGACGCAACTCATCAGGACTCTCCTGACGGTCTCACTCAATTCATCGTTATCGCTGAGGACGCCCCAGTGGAGATTGTTGAAGAGGCAATGGAAGACAGTGAGGACGCAATCGTGCGCACTGTAGACCGAGCCACAATGGACTCAATCGCCAAGAGCATTGAGATGAGCGTGGACACCCATGGCATGGGTGACGGATACCTTCTTGACCTGACAGACGATTACGTCTGCATCAACGAGTGAGCGAGCCTGCAGGCTTCTTCCGAGACACCCTACCCAGAGCCCTAACGAACACTGCGATACCGGCAACGGCAAAGCAGTTGACCAGGGGCACGTTATTCTCGAGCAGTCTTATAACCACCCAGAGCATCAGGCCATATGCAGCCGATGTCACAATAAACCCGAGCACGCCGGCGATGGCCACTCCCAGTAAAAAACCAGTTATTTGCTTTTCTTCTAATTCTTCATCAGAAGCTGGGATAACTCGATGCTTATTAATCGACGGTGGTGGAAGAAACAATTCCGACCTTCTCAACCGGTCATCCTTGCGCATCGATATCTCGCACAATCTGATGAACACGCTGACGGCTCAAGTCAAACTCGTCCGCAATCTGGCGGAGGGATTTTCCGGCCGCACGCATCTCAAGAATCTGTTTATTCCGATTAATGTCAGTGGCCGGTCCTGGACGAAGAGGTCCCCATACCCATCCCGCGACGCTCGAGAGCTCTCGCGCTCTTTCTTCAGAAAGTTGATTTTTACGGAAACGTTGCCTGGTGTAGCCAACCCAAGCTCCCAGATTAATTCCGGAATCTTCGAATTTTTCGATGTGAGCTGCCGGCACGTGGGTGTGTCCCTCTCGAATAGCAAATTGTCGAAGGGCCCCAATGTATGTTTTGAAACGAGTGGTGTTGTCCATAGTCGAGACACTAATACACAAATAAGCCATTACGTGGGAGCACGCTTTCATAATGAATAGTGAATACAGATACAATCCAATAAATAGATATTGTCAATTTGGCAGGAAGACCGAGGTCCCCGTGGGTGACGACGATTACAGTAAAAACTTTGGTTTCGAACAAGGCGAAGAGCTCATGAACGAATTAAACGATTTTGAAGGAATTTCCCCAGAGCTAGCCAGAAACATGCAGGCCGAGCTAACCCAGGCCCTCCGTGGTTCGGAGAATATTCTAATTGTTGGGACTGAAGGCCAGAGAACAATAACGATTGTTATTGCTCCCCGTGCAGTTGTCGGGAAAAGGGGCCCAGTACTTATTCCAACTGCAGACGAAAGCCGGGTTGTAGCTATGGTGGCAAAAGAGTTTATTGAAAAATGTGCTCTTGTTTGCCAAGACATGGAAGACCAGGACGGGGCTCAGGAGAAATGGGAGCAGCTCCTCGAGTTCTTTTTTGAAAAAACGCTAGAATTAGCTGAAGACGGCGGCGGCGGAACTCTGGAAATTCCAGACTTTATCCCTGAGGAGGGTTTTTAAATGACGGTGGTGGAAGAGACTTATTACGAAGAGCCGATTACCTGGGATGAAGCTGCGGCCGCGGTTGTTTTTACGATTTTCTCATTTAATCTCCTAGCTATGAATAAGCTGGAAGATATGCGCACGCAGCTGGATTACATGATTTCCAGAAATGTAGGAATTTCCCCAGACGCCTGGATGGCCCCCGAAGAAATTTCGGATTTTTGGAAAATACTCGCAGCGGTTACACGTGCTGCGGCCGGCGACTCAGGAATTGAATTTTTCGGAATTAATCCAGAACGTGCACTCGACGGGGAAAATTTGGAAAAAATGGTTAATAACATCGCCGGCCTCGTAACGCGTAAGCAAAGAGATTACGGAAGTGACAATATTATGCGATTTGGAAGACTGGGACTCCTAGTCCGAGTACATGACAAAATTGCAAGATTAGAGAATTTAGCAGCGCGCGGCACAGCTCCCAACAATGAATCGGTTTCTGATAATTACATGGATGTAATTGGTTACTGCGTAGTCGCGATAATGTTCGAACGCGGATGGTTTACGCTGCCGCTGCAGGAAATCAAATAAATGAGAAAAAGCAAAGGTCCCCAGGGGAGTGATAAGAGTCCGCCACCTACAAACCCGTTACAGAAAGCAACTTCACTCAACCCCAGGGAACCCCGCGACACTGCACGCAAAGGAAAGGGTCTCGCTATGCAGCAGAGAAACAATACCACATCCACAGCCTGTGGATAAGAAACTTTAAAAAACTTGCCCGTGCGAGTTGACGGTGGTGGATGAAGCTGCTACAGTTCTCCTCGCTCGGTCCTTCGACCAACATAAGAGTGACGTCACATCTACAGCCACCTGATTCAAGTTCGCGGAAAATTCCGAGGGCCTACTTTGAGTTTGCCAAAAATGGTTTAACAAAAAGCAAAGGTTCCCCCGGACCCCCTCCAAAGGGGTTTTCCCCTCTATTTGTTTCAGGTTAACTAAATTGACATTGCTTACTAACTTGTATCAAGTTAACTTGAAAATTAAATTCTCAATGAGACTTGACAAAACCTTTCACGGGGATTAGAATAATAAGATGCTAGAAAAACCAAAAAAATCTCGAGGTCCAGCTAAAAAAACGCTTGAGAAAAATGCTGCAGCTAAAAAGGTTTCAGAAGAACAAATTCTCGAAGTATTTGAATTCTGGCAGCTAACGTTTAAAAGGCGCAGCTTGGCAGTTCTGGACCATGCCAGAAAGGTATTAATCGGCAGCGCTATCTACCACTATGGAGTAGACGTCGCGAAAGATGCAATTACTGGGTGCACAAAGTCTGACTTCCACATGGGCCGCAATAAACAAAATAAGAAGTACACAGGTATAGAGCACATCTTCAGAGACAATGCACGTATTGAGGCAATGTTAGACAAGCTCCCTCGAGACGAGTCACCAGACGAAGAGCCAAATTGGTAAATATTAAAAAAATACGGGTAGCTTCGGCCGCACGTTCAAACGAAAACAGGAATATGAGCAAAAACAAGAATAACAAGAAAACGTTTACCGCGCAGCCGTACCCGCTGTACGCCTGGGGCATGTGGGTTGAATCTGTCTTCGACGATGACTTTACGAAGATTATCGATTATGACTTCAACGTCGACCGGTTAACTATCGTGGGATGGATGCAGGAGGGGGACGATGTCACGCCCATGGTCTCGAGTCTCATCTGCGGCATTATTCCACTTTATGCATTTACTGGGAACCCAGAGCTCACACGTGTCGACTACACGGGCCCCTGGGCAGACGTCCACGAAGAGTTCGTCTTGGTTGAGATTTCAATGGCCGAGCCAGCACCCGAAGTATTCGAGGCAACAAAAGATTATTACGGGATAACCCAGAGGGCCAGTAGGGTCAATAAGAAACTGACGGTGGTGGAAGACAGTGCAGCAAAACAATAAGGAACAATATATCGCGATGTCTAAATACGGAAAAGAAGATTATCCAGGGCAGGTTCAGATAAATCTAGCCAAAAGTTTAGAGGAGGTTGCCATCCTTTTGTTGGTGGCATTACAAGCGGCCGCGAAATACCCAGAAAGGGTCAGCGAGACTGAAGTGAACGAACAGATTCAAGAACTGCTCCATAAGGGAGACTATGATGCTCTCGCTTACCAGGGACTAAAGTGGATTCAAAAGGTAGACAGTGAATAAGTTCGAATGCGAAGAGCTAACCAGAATTGCTTACGCGATGTACAACCTCCAGATTCTCATTTCGGACGAGAAACATATCTTCCGTTCTTGGTTCGCCATGCTCAGCGATATCGACTACGACGTAGCTAGCGAAGCTTTTAACGATTTAGCGATTTATGCTAATTTCCTGCCGCGGCCTGGGGAAGTACGCCGCAAGGCCATCGACAACATAACGGGCGGCGAAAGTCATCCAGATGCTGCAACAGCATGGGGCATACTCCAGGCTATGCGTAAAGCCACAGAGGGAGGACAGTTCTACCAGGGGGAGAGACCAGAAGCGATGATTGAGACCATGTCCCTCTTGGGAGGTTCGGCTAACGACTTGCATACCAACGGAGATAGGGAAACTTTTGTACGGGTATATAATAAGGTGGTAGAAAAGTTGGAACAAAAGAAGTACAAGAAGACTAGTAACCTGACGGTGGTGGATGAAGATGCCTAAACCAGAATACCCAAACAAAAAGAGGTAAACAAAATGAAGTATCTTATTGGTACCCTACTTATATTCTGGACATTTAAATCCAGAGCTATTGACCCTCTTAGTAAAGTAACGCTCTACACATTGATTGCCGGTATCGTGTACTATCTTCCTTGATGAAGCGCAATCCAGGACGACCAACCGTAATACCAACCACACCCTTTACTACCGTAACAATCAGGGTAAGTAAAGAATTCAAAGAAAAATTAATTCAGCAAGCTGATGCTGTTGATTTAACTCTTACTGATTATTTAATTGCTCTCGTAGAGAGAGACAGTGCGTAAGCCTCAGAAGTCCCGTCAGCCCGACAAGTGGTCCGAGATACATGTACGCCTGAAGGGTTCGCTAAAGAACGAGCTGATTGACTATGCTCGCCGGCATGACCTATCCGTCGGCCAGATAGTTAATTACGCGATATTCCTATTACTCCAGGAAGACAAGGGAATCCCTGCTCCCGGTTCCCCGCAGTTCTCCCTCCCCACGATGGAGGAGTCTATTGTTGCCTATATGAAGGGCGAGACCTTGCTGCAGCCCTGTGGACAAGTGAGTTGCGAAAGACAACTAACCGAATTAGATGGCATGAGTTTTTGCACCACCTGCAATATTCGCATTTTGTAATTTGTATTTGTATTTTTGGAATCTGAAAATGTGCCGCGAAAAGAAGTTTTCCGGCCCTTTTTCAAGAACGTTCAGGGCTAGAAACCCCAGAGCTCTGAAACAATAAATCGGAATTCTGAAAATCTCGCACCCCTATCCAGTCCCAAATAATCCTCACCTGCAAGTTGCCAGTCAGGAAACCTCTCCCTATACTTCTACTCGCCCATCCAGTAGATTCTAATTCACCACACAAAAAGGCTGAATTGCTAACGGTTGTCTATTGGGTGGGCCTTTGCATTCAGTAGCCCGTAATAACAAACAAGAACACGATTAACAAAGCGACTACTGCGACCATTATCTTGTCAACCATTAGTGCCCCCACATCTGTGCAAGAGTCGGTCTAGTAGGTTTAACCCCTCTTCGCCTCTGCTCTGCAGCCAACTGTCTACTAGTCAATCCTGCCCATACTCCATGCATATCTGCTGCCGGGAACTCAAGTGCATACTCTAGGCACTGAGGCTTAACAGGGCAATTACTACATATCCTTCTAGCTTCCGCTATGTAGGTAATGTCCTTATGTTCTTTGGGGAACATTAGGTTGGTTAATCCTTTGCAAGCAGCATAGGGAAACCAGTCTTTTCTGCCAATATACAATCCCTCTAACGGTTGACTATTATTATTGCTAGATTTTTCTTTGGCCACTATTGTGTATCCTTTAAATAGATTTGTATTAATTACAGCACACTTAAATACACAACCTTGATACGGTATTAGTAAACTCATTTGTGTAATACTTGAGTTATGCCAGTTATCTACGGACACCCACAAGAACCAATAACCAGTTCCTCTAATGACATAAACCAATACACAAAGTGGTTTCAGTTAATGAACATGGACTTTGAGTTACTACATATCGGTAATAGCTGGATGTGTAACGCATGGTCACGAGAGAAGAACTCAGTATTGGTATCTGGTTCGGGAACGAAAGAAACCGTTGCTGAGGCTCTACACGCTTGTTACTCAGACATACGGTCTCTAGCTAAGTAGGTTGTTTCTCCCCTATGGGGATTCCTAGGGTTTTCGAAACTACATAGCCCCTTGAAGAAGGGGCCGTTTGTTATTCAGGGTCTTTATTTGAAGACTTCCGGTTGGGGGCTTCTTGGACGAAAGTCTGTAAAGGAGCACCCGTATAAGGGTCAAACTTGGAAGCCACGGTCAAAGCCTTTGTGCAAGCAGACCTAGCCTGAGTTGGGGTTGGGCGTTTGTTCCCTAGTAGGGAATGTAAAGAACCCAGAGCATAAGAAGAACCTGTCCCTACGGAGTAAAGGTAATTAGCCTCTGCTGTCCAACTATAGTCTGACTCAATAATGTAGATTGCGCCGTTTATCACAACAACAATCGAAGAACCTTGTTCTGCTCTGTGCTCTTTGGAGTCACCGGAATCAGGAGGGGAATACCCTTGGGAATCAAAGCAAGCTCGTAAACTTGGGATAAATTTACCCGTAATAAAGGCATCAAGCTTCTTTCCCCTTAGTCCTGGGGTAACAGGAGGAGGTTGGAATACATGGTGCAATATGTTAATTGCTCGCATTTCGCCAGCTGCACCAAGCAAATATTTGCCATTTGCGGCGATTTTGCTTGAGCCATTGCCTAGAGTAGATATCTGGTACGCATCTCCGGAGTCGCCAAAGGAGGAGATGCGGGTATCGCATCCCACTACGGCAAAGCCGTCACCCTGGATTCCGACGATAGTAGTCATTATTCCGCGATGTACTCTACTCCACGGAACATACACCAGCCGTTGTATATCGGTGCCACTTCATAGGAGAACTTGTGCTTGCCGGTGTCTTCGTATGTGACTACTCCAACGCCTTGTTGCCAGTTTTCATGCCTTGTGAGAGGGCGACCATCAAGGTCTACGCCTCCACGAGTGGACGGAATCGCCCCATCTGTACGGCAAAGGCATCCAGGTGAAGCAGCCATGATGGTACGGGCACCGTCAAAGTCTTCTCTGGTCTTGAAAGCGGTCTCAATACGGTGGATATGGCCGTAAATGACAGAATGTTTCTCATTGTTTAGATATACATGGGCAGTTGAGCCGGAAGACTTAACACGGTCTCCATGAATAATTCGTAATTTCTTGTTTATCCACAGGTCGGCTGCCGGATATCCAGGCTTGTACTCAACTCCGTAGTCTTCCATTCGGCAAAGATAGGGGACTGAAAGTACTGGCCAGGATTCTGGGGTATTTCCTTTTCTTAATCCATAGGCTGCTCCAGCATTTTGGACTAGATACTTGGGCATTCTTTCTTCATGATTACCAGCCAGCCAGACAATTCTGGCATTTGGGGCTGCGGCTCGCATTTGAGCGCAAAACATTGCGGCCCTATCTATCGAAGCTTGGGTGGTTTGGGCGTATGCAGGATAAGTGACATACTTGCCCATCTCTGGAAGGTCCAAGTTATCCCCAACACAGGCAATTAATTCCGGCTGAAGCTTCTTTATCATTGCCAAAACGATGTCAATAGCCTTGTCGTCATGTGATGGCTCTAGTTCTCCGTCCTTATTTCGGAAGAAACCTATCTGTATATCAGGGACCACAACACACGTTTTGAACCCAGTTGATGCTTTGGGTTTTGTCGTTGTCTTTTGTAGTTGTATGGGCTTACTTTGTTGGACTATTGGCCACTCTGGGCCGTTGTCCCATTTGGGTGAAAACTGGATTGCCACACGAGCCGATTCCCTTGTTTCAGAAGGGTTTTCTGGGTTTTGGGTAGAAGACTGGTTAATTGTTATCTTCTTGATATCACCAACATCGTCGAGACTGATGTCTTTAAGTCGGAGCATTTCTGCAATTGACTCCAGGACCTTCTTGTTTTCTTCAGATTTCTTCTTTTCCTTAGCCATGGACCCCAAGGCTGAAGAGAGAGTTTCTTTCTTTGCGGACATTATTTACCTTCGTTCTTTGCTATACAGCTATCGATAGTTTCACGGATACAGCAGTTGAAGGACGGGTCCTTGAAACATGCCCTTTTTACGCCAACAACATCTCTCCCTATGGAGTGACCGTCAGAACAAAGTGCTCTTGTAATATCCATAGTGGACGCTTCGCTTGCCATAGCAAGAATAAGTGCCTCTCTGGTTTCGTTATCCAGCGAAGTGGTTATGGAACCAAACTTGCATGTCTTTTTGCTTTCGCCCTGGGCTACAGCTCTTAGTGCATCTTTAAGCACATTTCCTCCAACGCGGTTACGACACCAAAGGCATCATCTATGTCAACAGGAATACTACACTATGTCCACAGGTTGATGTAGTATTACCTCATGAAGGTCGACAAGTCAGTAGAAGTAAAGAGAGCGCTAGAAGAAGCCCTTAATTCTTCTGAGTCAAAAGACGCTGATTTCCTGGTGGAGGCAGTTCTTAAAACGCTCGATAAGCAGAAGGTATTCCGCTACCACAACGAGAATGCAATAAACCTAATATCTACAGCTGGGAGGGTTTTGATTGCTTTAATGGAGGACCCAACCATGACGCAACGGGCTTTATCGGTTTATCTAGATTTAAGTGAAACAATGATTGATAAAACGGTCAAATTGTTGATACAAAATGGCTTTATTACAAAGACAAAAACACAACGACAAAATATTTACAAAGTGAATATCGAAGAGGTAAAAAAACACCCTGATATACAGCACCTAAAAGAGGCTATATCTGGCCTCTTTGGTGTGACTAGTGTCAAATCTGGGGGCAAAAACGTGGAAGAATCCGTTTTCTAGATAGAATTTTGGGATGAAACTAGATAGCAACATCTCTGTTAGCTTCAAAGAGAATTCCAGAACCCACTATGTACTTAAGTACATCAAGTTTAAGGGTGGCTCAGCTGACGTAACAATGGCTTCAAGCCTGTTTAAGGGAAAAATTCAGGATAAGAATAAAGCCCGTAAATCAGCTGAACTACTAGAGCGAGATGGGTGCGTGGTTCATTCTTCTGGTGATGTGTACAAACTAACCAAAAAGGGCTTAGAAGTTATTATGTCAATTGGTCGAAAGAATCAGGTGGGGAAGCCTGAACTCCGAGACTAACTAGCCAGGCACTGAATACATCGTCAGCCAACGGCATAAACCAGACCTGACATGATTCAATGTCTCTAGGGCTACCTACCAGTGTCCAACAGATATCAAACGACTTGTCTGCGTAACATGTACCGACATTGCACTCCATACCAAAACGGTCTGCAAACCAGCGCACCGCACAGCCGTAATCCTGAATAAAGCATTCCCCGTCATTCCCATGGGGACAATAAACGGACTCTATTTCAATCTCCGATTTAACAATCTTGAGAATTAGTTTGTGGCCATCGTTGTGCCACATCATTTCGTCAAGTGCCATGAATACTCTCGTTTGGATAAATTTGAAATTTTTAGCTCAGCTCTTAACATCAGTCATGAGCTAACTACAAAATAGCACTAATACGTGTTTTTAGGCGTTAGGTGTTGTTGTAGTTTTTGCAGCCCTACGAGTTGTGGTTTTGGCTACTTCTGAATCCGCTACTGCGCTTTTTTTGTCAAAGCGAGTGAATACGGAGTTAATCTCGTTTAATGTCAACTTGCCGTCGTCAAGGAATGCACGAGACAGTCCCTCGATGACGGTAGCAACCCCGGCGATGCCAGCCATAAGTATGGCTTTGGTCATGCTTACGCCAGCGATTGCGCCAGCGCCTACAACCCCGAGACCGGAGGCTGCAAATGTTGCAAATATACGAAGAAGAACGTTAAGAAACAGTTCTTTCTTCATTACGACTCAGGAGTCTCTTCAGCTTTCTCTGCTTCAGGCTCTACGGCAGCTTCTGCTTCTGCAGGTGCTTCCTCAACCTTAGGCTCTTCAGCGACTGGCTCTTCTTCCTGCTTCTTCTTCTTTGCAGACTTTTCTTTGATTTCAACAGGCTGAGAAACAGGTGCGGCTGCCTCGGCTGCCTTCTTTGCTGCTCTTTCTTCTGGGCTTAGCTTTCTCACAGCATTTCCTCATCTTCCTTGATTTCTTCTTTTACTTCCTCAGGCTGGATTGCTTTGTTCTCTAGCACTGGAGGAAAAACTTCTTTTGGAGCCTCAACAACTGGTTCTGGCTTCTTTTTTGTCTTCTTCGCTTCTTCTTGTTCGGCTTTTATCTTGGCTTGAATAGCTTCTTCTTCTGCGGCAGCAAAAGATGCTTGTTCTTCTACGCTTAGGCTTACGTGTTTTACGGCAGTAGCGCCACGCTTCGCCAACTCTGCTTGACGTGCTTTAAATAGTGGACTTTCGCTCATTGTGCTTCATCTCCTGAATCTTCTTTACCAATTTTAGATGATTGTTCGGCACATCTCAGTGAACAAAGCATTTCTTCTCCACGAACCCTAACCATTCCTCTTACGGCAGTTCTTTTGCAGTTTGGGCAAATCATCGGCGAGTTTTTTGTGCCAAAATACTTGACAGAGATTCCGTATATTGCTGGGTCCAGAACGACCTGTTTTGTCGTGCCGGCCATTACCTTTGCTGGTTTCTTGCCGGCCATCAGGCGTCTCCCTTTACATGGTCACGAATATGTTGGTCAAGCTTTACTTCGTTACGAATAACTGTTTCCTCAACACGGTCAATTGACCGGCCAAGACTTTTGCCAATAATGTCAAGCTTGTCTGATACGACTCCGTGGTCAGACTTGTTTTCACGCCGTCCTTTTTCAACAAGGGCAACTAGTACGGCACCGACTACCGTGATGAGAGCAACTGTGATTGCTTCCATTCGGAATCATGCACCAGGCTTAGGAAGGGCGCGCCATGCTGCTTCAAACTTTGCTGCGTCTTTTGCCATTTCTGGAGAAAGTTCTAAATGCAACCACTTGCCCCCGAAACTTCCAGCGTTATCTTTTTCGGTGAAAATTTTTACCCCAGCCTCGTTCTCACCTCTTGAGCACCTGAAGCCTCTTCCATAGCCAACATTCTTGTCTGATTTATCGGCATCGTATGCATAGTCGTGAATTTCTTCAATGCCGAGTTCTTTGGTGTATTTAATAAACCAGTTCCACATTTCAACACCAACCTTGCGGTCTGTGTAACCAACGTCACATGCGGCTCCAGTGGCGTGAACGCTGAGGTACTTCTCCATGCCAGGGTCGCCAATCTTCTTACCAGCAGTGTGAGAGTTCCTCATCAATCTGGCGGAATACACGCCCATATTTGTTGCTTTCCATCTTTTTCCACAAAGTTCAACAAGCTTTAGTGTGCCCTCTTGGGCTTTTTTTCCGTCAAAACTTGGGTAATAGCTATACTTTCTTGGCATACATGTCTCCATCTGGGTAGTTGCGCGGCCGTTTATGCATAGCAAAAACGCTTTTACATTGTACCTCATTAAAATGTGCCCTTAAATAAAGGAACACAAATAGGAGAAACTATTTATCCTGTGATTCTCTACGCCTTATATATATAAGAGTAAACATTCCAAAAAGTATTGACGACAAACCGAGAAGCAGGCTCCGGGTAAACGCTCCACCTGTTTTAGGCAAATCATGACTATGTGTGCTGTGGTCGTGAACTGTTGTTGTCGTAACTTCCATCACTACCGGAACTGTTGTTTCCACAACAGAAGTAGTTGGGGCTATGGTGTCAGCAACGGTTGTACTGGGCGCAACTTTTATTGTGGTGCTTGGAGCAATACTGGTAGTAGTGCTCGGGGCAAGAGTGCTAGTTGTTGTACTAGTGGTACTAGTGGTGCTGGTAGTAGTAGGAGCAGCAGTTGTTGTGGTTGGAGGATTCCAGGAAACTGTTGCTGAAACCGTTTTGGCTACGCCGTTGACTGTAGCCGTAGCTGTGTAGACAGCTGTTCCAGTTGAATTTGTCCTAACCGTTAGTGTTGCTACGCCACTTGCGTTAGTGGTGGCAGTTAGTGTTTGCCCGGCATCTGGGCCACTGCTGACAGTAACCGTAACCGTGACTCCAGACTGTGGAACTCCAGCAAGTGTCTGAGCAGTAGCAGTAATAGTTAGGTCTTCTCCAGCATTTGGAGTAGCTGGGCTGATTGCAAGAGTGAAAGAACTAGGTAAAGACACGGACCCGCCACCAATAGAAACTGCTTTTCTAGTGCTTGAAGCAGTTGGGTATGGATAATCAACAAGAGTCTTTAGTGTCCCTACGTTTCCGGTAAAATATCCATGCCAACAGGCTGCAACTATTGAGTTGCTTAATGCAAAGTCTGAAATACCATCAGCCGTTGCGTCAGGGCCGCCGTTACAGCCTCCGTTATTGTAGGTAGCGCTTGGGAGTAGGGCACTAAGCCAACCGTATGAGCCCATGTTGGCAAACAAACCACCACCGGAGTTAACAAAGTCGGCAATTTTTTCAGCGTTTGTTGTGAATGTTGATTCTATTACTGAAGAGCGAGACCAGTTGTCTGGAATCCAGATTAATGCTGGCTGTGCGGAAGTAATTGTTGAAGCAAAAAATGCCTCTATTTGAGTATTTGTTGTATAAAAATCAACACCAGGGGCTGTTGTAAACTCTGATACGTATTGGGTAATTTTTGTCGCCCATGATGAACCACATGAGTTATTTGCTCCGTTAGAACCAAGGATTGCAATGCGGCCATTATTTGGGTTTGTTGCACCATCGTGAACTTTCTTTAGTACACGAGCAATATATAAGCCGGTATTTTCTCCGCCAGAGTGGCAAACGGGGTCCATACCATCAAGAACGATTGGCCCGCCGCCAGTTGTTGCACGAGCTGCGCTTCCTGAAATCAAAACCCCACTGTCGGAAGAATAATTAATAGGTAACGCGCTTACGCCAACAGCAATTAAGAAAAATGCTACTCCTTGGGTAAGTTTTTTTATAAACTTATCTGTAATCATTAATCTTCCTTTTTAAATACAATTCCAAGCAAGTGAACAGTTAAGGCAATGCCTGAAATCCATACACCCATTGTTCTTGTATCGCCGGAAAGGGTTATTAAAACCGTTACCGCACCTGCGAGCGTCCATGCAAGTGAATGGAACTCTTTTGCTATTTTTTTTAAAGCTTTCACTTTATTCTCCTCCTATTAGAAGTTTTTTTGTTTTCAGATGGTCCGCCGCCGCCTTCGCCGCCGCCTCCACCACTACCGTTTGG